AGGCTATCTATGAGTAGCAATCGCTTTTCACCGATCGACCTTTTTGATTCTGGGATTTTCATTCGATATGAAGAAGTTGATCGAGAAGTAAAAAACTGCGCCTGCGGATGCGGATCGTGCGATGCGAAGAAGTCGCTCTCTGATCTCTGGACGAAGATGATCGAGTCCGACGAGATCGAGCCTCCGCACGTTCTCACGAAGGATCTCGGAAAGGACGCGCTCAAGGAGTTCGACAAGATCACAAAGCGCGAGGATGAACTCGGGAAGAGCGTCGGTCGCATCTTCGATCGACAAGTCAAGGCCGTCCTCGAACGCATTGCGAAGGAGGACGCGCCGACGCAGGAACTCGCCGCAGAAGTGCAATCTCTTCTCGATTCGAAGAAGTGGCGAAAGGACATCGTCGACGCGCTTCGACCGTATCTCGAAGACTCGCTCGCGGCAGGGATCATCCTCGGGAAGACGACGCTTGAGAAGATGAAGGCTCTTCCGGTGAACTTCGACAAGCACGGCGAGGATCTAAAGGCATACGCTCGAACCGAGTCGATCCGTCTCGCGAATCGCGCGGCAGACTCGACGAATCGTTGGACAGCGGTCAAGTTCTCGAAGGTCATCGGCGACGGAGTCGCGAACGGCGAGACGATTCCAGAAATCGCGGAGCGCGTGAAGACGTGGGCCGTGAAGGACGGAGATGCGGAACGCGCGACGACTCGTCGCGCTCTGACGATCGCTCGCACCGAAGCGCAACGCGCGAGCCGTCGCGCCGAGGTCGAAGCATGGAAGGCATCCGGCGTAGTCAGCGGGAAGACGTGGCTCCTCGCGCCTGATCCTTGCGAGTTCTGCGAGGCCGCGAGTGATGCGTTCTCGAAGAACGCAGTCGGCCTCGAAGAGTCGTTCTACGGTGAAGGCTCGGAGATCATCGGCAAGGACGGAGGAATCATGGTCGCCGATTATGAAGCGATCGACGGGCCTCCGCTGCATCCGAACTGCCGCTGCGCTCTACAGCCTCGGCTCGATGACGAGTTCGAAGCAGAAATGCAACAAGCAGAGCGCGAACTCGCCGAAGCGGAAGCAGAGAATCTCCGGCAGATCATCGCGGAGAATGCAGAAGAAATTGCAGCGATTGACGCGCAAGTCGAAAGGATCATGCGATGAACGATCTCAAGCGGAAGGCACTTGGTGCGGAACTCACTTCGACAGCGAAGGGATTCACCGCAGTCATCACGGCAGAGACGCTCGATCGCGATGGCGAAGTCTTGATCCCTGCCGGAATGAACTCGAAGGAATTCGAGCAGAATCCGACGCTCTTCTGGAATCACGACTACGCAGAGCCAGTCGGGACGACGGTCGGCCTGAAGCGTCGAGAGCGAGACATCGTCGGAGACTTCGTCTTTGCGAAGCGGCCTGACGGATACTCAGGCGATTTCTTTCCAGAGGTCGCCGCCGCTCTCGTCGGTCAAGGAATCGTCCGCGCTGTCTCGGTCGGATACGTTCCAGAGGCCGGAGGAGTGCGCCGCGCGACCGACATCGACAAGAAGAAATACGGCGAGGACGTGAAGACGATCTACTCGCGGTGGAAGTTGCTCGAAGTCTCGCTCGCTCCATTGCAGGCGAATCCCGAGGCACTCATCACAGCCGTGAAGAAGGGCATTTGCTCTCCTGCTTCCGCGCGGAAATGGTTCGGAATCGAGCCTCCAAAGCGCACGGTCGTTTCGATTTCGATTCCGGCGCACTCATCTACAAAGACTGCGCGGTCGATCATGCTCTCTGAAACCGTAGAGCGCGAAATTGCTCGCGCTCGCGGTCGGCTCTGGCTCTGACGTTCGGCAACGCTCACGGCACTTCGCTTGAAACGCGGCCTCGCTCGGAAGAGAAGAGTTGTCTCTTTGAATTCGAAAGGTACAGACATGAAGACGATGAATCTCGATCAGTTCAAGAACGCGCTTGAGAAGGCCGCTCGCATCAAGGGTGCGGACGGCGTGGCAATGCAGAAGAAACTCATCCTCGAGGGCTACATGGTCACCGATGCCGAAGGCATGGCGGTTGATCCTGAGATGCTCGATGTGACGATCTCCGCCGCTGCTCCATCGACCGACATGATGAGCGATGAGGAGAAGGAACAAATCTCGAAGTCGATCCGTCGCGAAGTCGCTTCGCGTCTCGACGCGATGCCGCGCGGCCTCTCGGCTGTCGCCAACGTCGACGAAAAGCCATGGGAACGCGCTCGCGTTTACAGCGCAGGCCGCAAGGCTTTCTCCTCGAAGGAGATGGCTTGGAAGTTCGGTACGTGGTGTCTCGCAACTCTCGGCCACAAGAAGTCGGTCGAGAATTGCAAGAACTTCGGCATCACGATCAAGGCTCACACGGAAGGCGTGAACTCGCAAGGCGGCTTCCTCGTCCCTGACGAGATGGCCGCTGAACTCGTCACGCTTCGCGAGCAGTACGGTGTCTTCCGTCGCAACGCGAAGATCTACCGAATGACGAGCGACACGCTCCGCATTCCTCGCAAGAATACGGGCCTGACGGCGTACTGGGTCGGCGAAGCGATCGCGGCGACCGAGTCGACGATGGGCTTCGACAACGTGCAACTCGTCGCGAAGAAGTTGACCGCGCTCACGACCGTCTCGAACGAACTCCTCGAAGACTCGGTCATTGACCTCGCGAGCGATGTCGCGAATGAAATCGCGTACCAGTTCGCGTTCAAGGAAGATGATGCAGGCTTCAACGGCGACGGCACGTCGACCTATGGCGGCGTCGTCGGTCTTACGACTGCGCTCTCGAACGCGACCTATCAAGTCAGCGATTCCGGTGCATCGACGGATTACTCAAACATCACCTCGGCGCAAGTTTCGAAAGCATTCGCATTGCTTCCCGCTTGGGCATTCAATCGAAACAACGTCAAGATCTTCTGCAACAAGTCGACCTATCACGATGTGTTCGAGCGTCTCGCGTTTGCCGCAGGCGGCGCGACCGCAAGTGAGATCGTGAATGGCATTTCTGCTCCGAAGTTCTTCGGTACGCCAGTCGAATTCACGCAAGTGATTCCGTACACGCGAACAACTGGCGATTCGGTCGTCGCCTACATCGGCGACCTCGCGCAATCCTGCTATCTCGGCGATCGTCGATCGACCTCGATCGCGTTCAGCGATTCGGCTCTCAACGCCTTCGAGCAAGATGAGCGCGTCGTTCGTGGCACCGAGCGCGTGGATATCGTCTGCGCGAACGTCGGATCGTCGTCCGCAACTGGTGGCATCATCAAGTTCACCTTCTGATTCAAAGGAGAAAACACACATGAGAAATATCTCCCGAATCATTTCCGGCGGCGGCAATGGAACGACCGTCACGCAAATCACGTCGACTTTCGACACTCGCGGTTTTTCATACGCGACGATTTCCGTCTTCGGAATCGCAAGCACGATCACTCCGAGTACTGTGGCAGCGAATCACGTTCTTGAAGAGAGTGATGCTTCCGGTTCAGGATTCGTCGCAATTTCCGGAGCGACTCCAAGCCCAATCGCATCGACGACAGCCATCGCGACGAACATCGCAAAGATGGTCTACAACGTCGACCTTCGAGGTCGCAAGCGATATCTCAAGGTGACGTATACGCCGCACTCCGGCGATGCTCTCCTCGTGACTTGCGACTTGGGCAATGCGGCAGACGGAATCGTTTCCGCGAGCGAGCAAGGCTCCGCTGCGGGAGCAACGGTCTGAACTTCTGAATAGGGGCCGGGAGGAGAAATCCTCCCGGCCTACATCACGAAAGGACAAAAATGAATTTTCTTCAGAATGTCAAGATCGTCACAGCCGTAGAAAACGGAGGAACGACAACCATCACTGGTTCTGTCGATACTCGCGGTTTCTCTTATGCGATGATCGTGATGGCATCGACAGTCGCCGGAACGATTTCGAGCGTTGCAAGCAATACCAAGATCGAGCAGAGCGACGACAACTCGACGTGGGAGGCTATGCCGGGACTCGTGACCGGGACAGACTTCACTCCTGCGACCGGATCTATCGCGGTCACTCAGCCCAAGATTGTTCTTGGCTTTTCTTTGAAGGGACGCAAGCGATACCTGAAGTTCACCGGAGGCGCAGTTTCCGCGCGTCACACGGTGACGTTCATGCTCACGAATCCGAATGATGGAGTGGCATCCGCGACGGAGTCAGGCGTGACAAACTTCTTCATGCTTTGAAGTTCGAGCCTCTTTCTTTTTCCGGTGGGGAGGCGGCAAATCCGCCTCCCCTCTATCATTCCAGAGCCTCACGGCAAGGAGACATCATGGAAGAACTGAAGGACGGCGCGGACATCGGCTCGGGCTTGACGCAAATTCGCACAGAGGATGCTATTCAATGGCTTCGCTCGATCGCATCGCAACTCAAAGACGGAGCAGAACTCCGGCTCGAAGTGCCTGATCTTGACGGAGTAGTCAAAGCCTACAACGATGGAGAGCCAGAGACGGAGAAGATGCTCATCGGTGAAGGAGCGAAGTCGCTTTGGAATCGCGAGAAACTCTCTCGCGTTCTGAATCTCGCAGGCTTCGAAGTGTCTCGCGGGAAGAATGGTTGGGCATGGAACGAGACGAAGACGAAGATTTCCGTCGTCGCTAGAAAGTTTGCGCGTCCGTTTCCGAATCGTCCGATGCGAGACATCCATTGCATCATGTCGCTTCCTCGCGTTTGTTGGACAGACACTCAAGGCGTTCTCCATCATGCGGCGGCCTCGCTTGGCTTTGATGTCACGCGAGCGACTGGTGTCTTCTGGGGGCAATGCCTCGAACGTCTTCTCGAAACTTGCCTCACGATGGAAGGCGTGAAGTACGTTCTGACGGTTGACTACGATTCGATCTTCGACGCGGAGGACATCATTCGATTGTGGCAAGTGATGGAAACGCGACCAGACGTTGCCGCGCTCTGTCCGCTTCAGATCGGACGCGACAAAGATCTGCCGCTCTTCTCGATCAAGAACGACGACGGAACGCTTCTCAAAGAGATGACGGAAGATCGTCTCTACACAGACGCTCTCGAAATGAACACGGGTCACTTCGGCCTGACGCTGATTCGCCTTGATGCAATTCGCGATCTTCCAAGGCCGTTCTTCCTCGGCGTTCCAAACAAGGAAGGCAACTGGGGAGAAGGCCGCGTCGATGACGACATCCACTTCTGGAATCGTCTCCGCAATGCAGACCGGAAGATTTGCCTTTGTCCGCGAGTTCGCATCGGTCATCTTCAAAATGTCATCACATGGCCTTCAGAGAATTGCACGGCAATCACGCAATACCTTTCGAAATACCATGAGGACGGGAGGCCGACCGAATGCATGACATTCTGATCGTCCTTCGCAACTGTGCGATCCATGAGAACGGAGTCGGTCGGCGCGATCTTCGGCCCGGAACGATCGTGAATGTGACTCCAGAGGTCGCGAAGATCCTCGTCTCGAAAGGCTACGCGAGACACGTCGTCGAGCCTGCTCCGCTCTTCGTGGATTCGACTCGACTGATTCAAACGCCGAAGAAGAAGGGAAGGAGAGCCGATGGCAGTAGCAACGAACTCGCTGACGACCTTGACAAGCCTCAAAGCGTATCTCGGCGTGACGACGACGACCGACGACGCGCTGATGGAGAGCCTGATCGACCGAGCGAGTGACTACATTCAGCGATACTGCGCTCGGAACTTCGTCTCTCAGCGATACTACGAGTGGCACGACACGTACGGAAACGATCGAGTCGCGCTCCGGCATCATCCGATCGAGAACGTGCGGTTCGTTGGAGTCGGCGGCGACAACGTACTTTCGGTCGTCTCGAATCTCGCGAGCGATATCGTTTCGACGATCTCGGTGAATGGCGATCACATCCATCTATTCCGAGTCGCATCAAACGGACACGAGACATCGACGACGCTCACTTTCGGAAGTCACGACACAGTTGCAGAGATGGCATCTGCGATTTCCGGAACGACTGGCTTCGCGGCGACGACGATCGTAGACACAAAGTCGCACTATCTGCGGAAACTCGCAGGCATCGACCTCAAGAAGCAGACGGCAATCCTTGAGGCTCCGAACGATGCTCTGACCGACTACGCTGTCGACTACGATCGAGGCATCATTTACGGGCCGACGCTCCATCGGTATCGCGGATTCCTCGTCGACTACACAGGCGGATACGCGACGATTCCTTTCGATCTTCAGCAAACGACGATCGAGATGGCATCGAAACTCTTCAACTCGAGGAAGCGAGATCCGAGCCTCCAGAGCGAATCGCTCGGTGGATACTCGTACTCGCTTCGATCCGTTTCCGATCTCGATGCATCGACGAAGATGGTTCTCGATTCGTATCGGAGGCTTCGATGAGCATCGCGAGCATGATCTCGCAGTTCGGAATCCTCCTTCAAGTTCGCATCCCGGAATACGCTGTCGCGACGGACGGAAGCGTCACCCGATCGTATGGCCGCGAGTTCGAGGCTCGCGGATTCATTCAACCGAGCGGACAATCGGATCAAGTCTTCCAAGGCCGAATCAACGGCAGACGCAACGTGACGATCTACTTCGAAGGCGCACTCGATATCTCAGTCGATGCTGAGATTCACGATTCGCTCTTTCTTCCTGCTCGACAATGGCGAGTCACAGGCACGACGAATCCCGGCGAACTCGGCCAGAGCGGAGCGTCGCAGCATTTGAATATGACCGTCGTCGACGCTGTCGAGATCAATCCTGAATACGATGAGGAAGTATGAGCGGCGCGAAGTTCAATCACGACGCGATCCTCGAAACGATGCGAGTCGGCCTCCGCGAAGGGATGAACTTGTCTCTTGTAAGGGCCGCTCGATTGATGCGCGGTCAACTATCTCATCCGGGACGAGGAACGCTCTATCGAGTTGCACAAGGAAAGGCGAAAGGCCGGAATCTTCGAGCGCGTGGCTATCATCGCGCATCGTTCCCCGGTCAATCTCCTGCGGCATTGACAGGAAGCCTTCGCGCTTCGTGGAGCGTCGAGACGGTCGGCAATCGTCCAGACGGATTCGCGAACATCTTCGAGGACGGACGAGATGTCATCCTTCGATTCGGAAGCAATTTGCCATACGCTCCGATGCTTGAATACGGAACTCGCCGGATGAAGCCTCGTCCGTATGTGAGGAAGATCCTGCCTCGTCTCGCGGCATTCTCGAAGAAAGACATTGTCTCTGCACTTGAAAGAGCATTCACGAGGACTCCATGAGCAAGGCAATTCTCGACGCGATCAAAGGTCGGCTGTACGCGACGACTGCGCTGACGACCGAACTGACTTCGCGGATTTACTACAACTCCGCTCCGGCAGACGCGAGGCTTCCGCTCCTTGTCTACACGGCGACCGTGAGGACGACTCCGTTCTTCGGCTCGATCACTCGGCACGAAGTCGAGATCGAGTTCGCGACTCAGTATGACAATCGCGGAGGCACAGACATCTATATCGTATCGGATGGGCTAGCGACAGCCTTCTCGACTCCGATCGCGGTCACGGGATTCGACGCGCTTCGAGGAGTTCGCATCGAGCGCGGTGTGCCATCATTCGCGGATGATGGTTGGACGATGGTAGAGCGGTGGCGTTTCATCGCGCACGACACATAAGGAAACCAAATGGCAATCGACACCTACGTCATCGGCAACGACGGAAACGTCGCGTACTCGCTGAACTCCGCGACTCAAGTCTTCTTCAAGGTGCAGAGTTACGCTGCGACTTTGCAGCGTCCCGTCTCGACTCTGACGGCCTTCGGCGATACGGGACAGCGTAAGCGTCTCGGTATGCTCGATTTGACTGGCTCGCTGAATGCTGTCATCGGTATCGATTCGACAGCCGGAACCAGTTCATCGAATACGGCGATCGTTCTCATCTCATCGCAAGATGTGGCAACAACTCGTCCGGCTATCTCGCTTTCGATTTACGACACGACATCGACGAACGACGCGAAGATCACATCGAATGCCGTCTTCTCCTCGTTTGCGTTCAATTCGTCGAAGACTGGCGATACCACCGTCACGGTCAATTTCGAGAACGCTGACGGCGTGGCTCCGGTTGTCACTTGGTTGATTGCATGAGTCTTTCCGCTTCTGAAGTTATTCCTCTATTCGGGCCTTCCGATGCAGACTGGATCGTGACGCTTGTCACGAAACAGGGAAGGATCGTCTCGCGCCGAGTCAGTCCGGGAAGGCTCGATGAGGAAACCGCAGTCAAAGTCGCTATGAACGCTAGCGAGATCGGCATTGCGAATCTTGACTCGTATTCCGTGCGCCGCGCATCCGATCGCTCACTCGTTGCCAACGGCGACGAGTTTCTCGCACATCTCAAATCGAAGAAGAGGAACTAATGGTTCACCCTTGGAACGAGACGCTTCCTGATGGTCGCGTCGTCACGATTCGGCCTTTGACCGTTCGTCAGCGTATCGCGCTCACGAACGAACTCGCAGACATTCGAGCAAGCGAAGCGAGGAAGGCGGCAGAGATTGCAGGCCTTCCCGTTTCGCTTCAGGCCGTCGAGAAGGCCCGTAGGGACGCTCTCGTCGCTTCGTCCCTAGTTCTAGACTGCTACACGCTCGCAGGCTCCTTGCGCGTTCTGTGCGCCGCGAGCGAGTTCGGCGAGTTGATCGCGGATTCGGTTGACGCGAAGCGATCGACGGAGATCGCGCTCTGTGCGCTCGGATTCGGTGGAGACGATCGAGAAGAGAAGCAAGCGGGAAACTGACCGGGCCTCCGCGCGAGCCGATGCCGCGCGACTATCTCGCGGAGGCGCATCTCATCGCTCGAACTGCCGCAGGCCTCGGGAATCCGCTCGATCTCACTTGCGCCGAATTCGATCGTCATCTTCTGCTCTGCCTGAAGGGGTACGAATCGAAGACGGATGCGTCGACTGATTCGCGCGACTGGGCGCGACGATATGTGGAGCGGAGCATCACATGAAAGGCGGCGACATTTACATCGACGTGCGAGCGAACTACTCCGCAATGGAGCGCGATCTCGTCGAGGCAGAGTCAAAGGCCGCCGCGTCAGCCGAAGGCGCGGCAAAGCAGTACGAGTCGAAGTTCGGCGCGTGGCTTCAGAGGAGCGCAGGAAGCGTCACGAAGAAGATCGAAGGCTTCCTCAATCCGATTCAACTCCTCGATCGAGTCGCGGATTTCGCGGAGCGAGCCGGAGAGGAGGGCATCGGCTCCGCGCTCGATGGCCTCGCGAAGTCGACTCCGATCATCGGCGCGGCATACCGAATCGGAACGGCGATCGGTACTTCGCTGATGAATGCCTTCGGCGCGGAGACGAATGAACAGTTCGCCGCGCGTGTCGAGCAGGAACTCGCAGACGCGCAGGCTCGAGCGGATCGTCAGCGCAAGATCGCGCAGGGACAAGAAGCAGAGGCTCGCCAGACTTTCGGGCTTGAGCAGGAGGCAGGCGCGGCAGAGTTCGAGGCTCAGATGCGCCAACTTGAGCGCACGGGCCAAGCGGAACGCGCAATCTTCCTTCGAGGCTTGAACGAAGAGGAGCGTCTCCAGACTGAAATGGAATTGCGAGTCGCCGATGCCGCGAACGAAGCGCAGGCTGACGCGATTCGTCGACTGTATGAAGCGAAGATCCAAGCAAACGCTGACGAGACGCGCGACAAACTCGACAAGCAGAAGGCCGCAGACAAGGCCGCTGCCGAGGCTCGAATCGCAGAAGAGACTCGCGCGGCAGATGAGATCGCGAAGGCCGAGGCCGATGCGATCGCGAAGGCGCAACGTGAGCAGGAGAAGGCCGATCAGGAGGCCGCTCGCGCTCGCGAGAAAGCAAACGAAGATCAGGAGCGACGATTTGCGGAGGCTACGCGCCTCGAAGAAGAGCGGATCACGTCGCAGGCCGCAGGCATTCAAGGCGCGAATACTGCGCTCGGAACTTTCCGCTTCGATGCGTATCCGGACAATGACAAGCGTCGAAACGATGAGCGCATGGTTCGAGGCATCGAGACGCTCGTCGCGAACTCTGGAACTGGTGGAGGATTCGTCTGATGGCTTTCGAGTTTGTCGAGTTGCAGGAGACGCGAGGATTCAGCGACAGCGGAGGCCGCGTCAGCGCGAGCCGAACTTTCCGTTGTTGGGACGATGCCGCTCCACTCACGTCGCCGAAGATGGTCAAGGATCATTTCGGAGTCGAGTTGCCGGACATCCGCGAAGAGTTTCCCGATGAGAAATTGATCTTCGCCACGGCCTTCTCGATCAAGCACATTGCCGAATCTCGCAATGTGTGGGAAGTGCAGTTCACCTACGAGAACACAGAGCCGGGAGACAAACTCCCGAATGAAGAAGGCTACATCCAGATCACGATCGACTATGCCGCGGAATTTCGAGATGCGTGGCGTTCTGGTGTGACGATTCCCGCGAATGGAACGCAGACTGGCCTTGATTGCGGAGGAACTCCGATCGACAAGGCCGGAGTGCCTCTCTCGATTCTCGTTCGCATGAGCGACATCACGATTACGGAAACCGTCTCTGCGGCGAGTTTCCCCGAGCGATCGCTAAAGATTCGGCAGGCGCGAGGCCGTCGCAATTCGACGATCTTCCAAGGCGCACCGATCGGACAAGTTCTCTATCTCGGCGCAAATGCATCGCGGATCGGCCTTGAGAAGTTCTCGATCACGCACAAGTTTCGACAGGATGAGTTTCAGCACATGATCCAAAGTGCGAGGAGAAATCAACTCAGCCAAGTGGATACTGTCGCAGACGCTCAAGGAATCTTCAGAGCAGGCAACGTCGATCTCGTTCAGCCTTTCCCGAACTTCGCAGACTTCAATCTTCTTTCGGAGAATTTCTAATGGCTCGCGAGATCACGGTCAATCTCAAGATCTCAACTCTCAAGGGAGATCTCAATCACACAGAGAATCCCGGAACGCTCTTCGTCGATCTCGCGGGAACGACGGCAGTCGGTGGCGCGGCAACCGTGACGACGACAGCCGCCGCGCTCGCGATGGGAAGCGTTTCATCCGCAGGCTATGCGTACTTCAAGAACACAGGCCCGACCAACTTCGTCGAGATCGGAACTGGAACTGGTGGATCGTTTGTCGCGTTCCTCAAGTTGAAAGCAGGAGAGGCCGCGATATGTAGGCTCGGAACAAACACCCCGACAGCCAGAGCCAATACGGCGAGCGTCGCGCTTCAATACTACATTCTGGCGGACTGATGACGCTTCCAAAGTTCACCGCAGGCCAAGTCGGCAAACTCGAATTCCATCATCTCAACGAGGCGTTCGAGCGCATCGAGAGACTGGATGGGAATCCTGCGCTCGTCGCGGCATCCGGGCCAGTTCTTGGCCGGGTGATCCTTGTTCGGATCACGGGACAGAACGGAAGCGGAAACGCAATCAAGGGAAGTTTCCAAGAAGTCGCGCTCTCGGCTGTCGGTTCGAATTCATACGTCGCCGTATCTGGCGGCGTTACTTCGGCAGTCTCGGGAGATACATACGGCGCACCGATCGTCTTTCCTTGCTCCGCAATCGGAACGATTGTTCCGGTGCTTGGACACATTGCTCATGATGGGAAACTCTATTTCCGAGAGTGCGCCGGAGTTTCTTCTGCCGCAGGAGTTCGCGCCGGACGAATCACAGCCTCAACGCAGATCACGGCGAATACGAAATGGCTCTACACGCTGACCGACGTTCGAGTCAATACGCTCTCCGCAGGAACGTATACGGCAACCGGAGTCGGATCATTTCAGGCATTGAACGGATGCGAAGAAGCAGTCGATAGCGTGGCGAATCGAAACATCGGAGTCGGAACGATTCACGTCGTTGGATCGACTGCGACTCGTCAGCCGATCAAGAACAACACGATTGTCGTCTGCACAGAAACTCTCGGCGGATTCGTCTTCTCTGTACCGAATGGATATGCCTTCACTTGCACATGAGCGCGATACCTTCAACCATCAACTCGATGACGCGCTTCAACGAACGAAGGCGAATTGTCTCCGCGCTCGCGAAGACATCGACTCTCGTCGTCTATGAAGTTCCGGCAGGAAAGACGCTTCGCATCGAGTCGATGAGCGTTTGCAATGTCGCGACGACGACGGCGACTTTCCGATTCCACGTTGTCGGAGCGAATGAATACATCGGATCTTCGAATGCGGTTTACTATGACAATCCGCTTCGAGGGAATGCCACACTCCTCGATGATTCGATTCGATATCTGAACGCCGGAGATCGGATCGCGATTCGATCGGACACGGCGAGCGCGATCGTCGTCCAGATTCACGGAGTCGAAGAGTGAGCGTCGACGCGGCCTGCACCGCTTGTTGCTGTGGCGGATCTGTCTCGTGCTGCTTCCCTGACGCATCGAAGCCTATCGAGATCAACTATGTGACTCGAAAATCGACGTTCGCAGGCGCGACGGAAGTCGAGAGATATCTCGTTTCCGTTTCGATCACGACGACGATGATCCGGAATTCGATTCCGGGATCGCCATTCGTTGCATTCATGCAATCAAGTGGAGGCACTTTGCTCGCACGAGTTGAAAGTGTCGCGCTCGAGGGAAGAAGCCCGGTTCCCGGTGTCATCTGTCCGGGACAGCCAAATCCGTATGAGTGTCCTCCATGCAATTCCTTCGTGAATTGCAACTCATATGACTGGGTCTATTCCGGCCCTCTTCCAAATGGATCGGTCGTCATCAACTGTATTGATCTCTGTCCTGCTCCACCGTCGACAGTCATACAGAGGCCTGCGTATAGGCTCGGCGTCTCGATCGGCTCGAATGTGCTTGGAACTCTCACAGAAAGAAATGGCAACAACGAGACATTCTCTCTTTGTGGGCCGGAGACGATCACAAGCACTCCGAACGTGGCTTTGTTGAATGGATTCAATTTCCAAGTTTACGGATCGAGTGCTTGCCTTGATTCATCGACGTTCTCGAATGGCTACGCGACAGGCGGCGACCCGCTCGGAGGGAATGGTGTTCCATGCTCTTCGCATCCATGCTATGACCCGAACTTCTCGCTAGCATCGATCTGTCTGAACGGGAATCCTATTCCCGCTTGTATGGGTTACTCCGTCTCTACTTGTCCCGAGTTGCGTTGCAATCCATTCGGAGGAGCAATCGCGGGAAATGCGTATGAATGCTTCGGTGTGGATTGCTTCGGAAATGGAATTTCCTTTGGATGGCAAGGATGCGATTCATTCCCCGGACAGACGGTGAACGAGGGAACTGCTTGTGAAATTTCGGTACGCAACGAAGCCACAAAATCTTGCTCGGTGACCTATGGCTGACGGTTGCTTCTTCCTTCGAATCAGCGGCGACATCTGCGAACATCCGATCCTCGCAGGCCCAACGAATCTAGAGAAGTGCGCGAGTTGCTCGAAGTATCGAGGCAGGCCGCGAGGCCTTGGCGACGTAGTTCACTCGATCACAACGGCGACGGGAATCGCGAAGGCCGTCGATACTGTGACTGGCGGCTGTGGAGGATGCGCCGCACGTCGCGCCGCGCTGAACGCGGCAGTTCCATTCTCCGATACTCCAAAGGAGAAATAGCATGGCATTTACCTACACAGGCACGGATGGACTCTTCCCGCGACTCGGTGCGCTTGTCTACATGATGGATCAAGTTCGAGCGCATCAGAACAATCTGAAGACGCTCCTTGCCAACGTGCAGGCTGAGTACTCGTCGACTGATGCTTGGATGATCGACGTTCTTTCCGGCAATATCGAAGCGCGAATCGCGGAAGCGGGAAACGTTCTGAACGACGTACGCTCAGCGGCAGAGCGAACGATTCTTGAGATGTGCTTCGATGAAGCGAGCGATCCGGCGGCAACGAACACAATGGTTCGGAAGGACATCCGCGACGCTCTCATCTGGCTGATTCGTCAGATGGATGTCGACATTCAATCAATCGACGGAACGACGATTACGAAGTCAAGTCTGTCGGTCGGAGGATCGAACAACGGCAACGGAAAGTTTTACTACCTCTTCGAGGCTCCGAACATTCTCCTCGGATCGACTGCCGACTGGCCGAACATTCGCACGGAAGTTCTCGAAGCGCGATGCATTCAAGACGCAACGTCCGGCGCGATCTCGCGAGGCTCTGAGATCTTCGAGATTCGAGGACAGCCTTCGTACCAAGGCCTTGACTACCGATTCCCCGGCGGAAGTGGAACGCTCATGCGTTTGACGACTGCTTGCGCGAGCGTCGACAACGGAATCCCCGGACAGAACATCCTCCACAATTCCGACTTCGAGGATCAGACTTCGAATCTTTCTGATCGATTCACGGTCGTGAGCGGAGCAGCAGGCACAGAGTTTCTCACGGAGACGACGACGGCGAATGTCTTCCGAGGATCGAGCGCGATCAAACTCGCGGTCACGGGATCGACGTTCAATATCCGCCAGAGGCTCGCAGACTTCGACGGAACTCTCGGAAGGCTCACGCCGGATCGACCGTACATCCTCGCCGTCGCAATCAAGAAGGACACAACCGCAACCGGGACGCTCCGCCTCTCGGTGAAGGACGGATCAGGAAATATCATTGACGGCGGAAGTTTCTTGTTCTCGCAATCAATCGCGGCGACAACGACTTCGTATGCGATCTACGCGACACAGTTGCGCTCTCCGCGCATCGTGCCAAGCGAGTTATACTTTCACATCGAGACGACGACGGCGATCGCGACGGATGCCGTCTACATCGACGAGATCGTTCTCGCCGAGATGATGCCGATCGCGAATGGTGGGCCTTCGCTCGCGATCGTTGCAGGCTCAACGAACTGGAGCGCAGACGACAACGCTCGATACACATTCACGAACAACGGCGAGGGCGCGTTTGCTACGGCGTTCGATCGCTTGTTCGATATGTACGGGAAGGGCCTCAGCCTTCCCGCGAACTATCTAGGAACCGAGACGATCGCTGATTCTCTGATCGCCTGATGAGATCTCCGAGGATCGCTGCTCGCGCTTGCGCGACGAGGAAGCGAAGATCGTCTTCCTCGGCGAGATCGACGGCGAGTGTGTAGAGGTCGAGGGCTTCCCAAGTCGGAGAGAGGATCGAGCGGCATCGGAGCGCGGCTCGATCGGAGTTGCCTCGCGTGACCGCGAAGGAAAGCACCGTCTCGACGTGTGCTTGGACGCGACGAGATTCGAGTTTGTGCAGGCCTCTCGGATTTTTTCTCGACATCTCCTCAAATCTTCCGATATAGTGTCCGCAAGCGGACACGGTGTCCGCAGAATTTGGAGACACAAATGACAGCCATGATCGTATCGGAGGCCGCGAAGTCGGCCAGTGGTCAACTCGCAATTGCAGGCACGAAGGCACTCGAGGCCTACATCGCCGCAGGCGACATCGGAAGGTTGAATCCAGATCAGCGCATCGCGCTCTATCGCGCCGTCTGCGATTCGATGGGGTTGAATCCCCTCACGCAACCATTTCAGTATCTGACCCTGAGCGGGAAGACCGTGCTCTATGCAACCAAGAGTTGCACCGAGCAGTTGCGCTCGATTCACGGAGTTTCGGTGCTTCGAATGGAGCGCGAGATCATCGGCGACATCCTGACCGTCACAGTCGCCGTGACCGAGCGAACAGGCCGAGAAGACATTAGCACAGGATCGGTGAGCCTCGCCGGATTGAAAGGCGAGAACTTGAGCAATGCGTACATGAAATGCGAAACGAAGGCAAAGCGTCGCGCGACCTTGAGCATCTGCGGCCTTGCCGTCCTCGATGAAACCGAGGTCGACTCGATCGCCGGAGCGCAGGCCGTCTCGGTGCAGGAGTTCCACTCTGAGCCAAAGAAGGCCTTGAAGCCAACGAAGGAAGAGCGCAGGAAGGATCTCGACGAACTCACGAATCCGACTCCGATCGCGAATCGAGTCGCCGAGCCGGAGACGGTCGCCGAAGACTGCATCACGATCATGGCTAGAAGCCCGATCGGGGTAGTCGAAGGGAAGTCAGGCCGTCGCGTCTGGCGCATCGATCAGGAAGATCAGCCGATGCCGATCGCGGTTCTCTCCGAAGAGATCGCCTCGGGACTGGAAGCGAATCAGGCCTTCAGCGTGAATACGCGCGTCCGCGTCAAGCCTCGCGCGAATGGTGGCTTCGAGGTCGTCGAGATCATCGGAGACGCTCCATGAGTGGCGAGATCGTCGGCTCGGCGAGCCTTCGATCGCAGATCGGGATCGCGGCGGAAGATCCGAAGATTTTCCGTCCGATCTCGGTCGCGGAGGCTCTGGATGTCGCGCGAATCATCAAGGCGGATACGTCGATCGAGGAGGACATCCGCGACGTGATCGAGGTCGGGATTCCGCTCGATCTGATGCCTGCTCATCTCACGCCGAGAAAGGAGATTCTCGCCGAGGCTCTCCGCGTCTCGGTACGCACGATCCGCCGGAGAGAACTTGCTTGGGAACTTTGCGACCAGAGGATTCGATTCGATCTCGTGCATCGAGCGAGTCGGCTCGTCTTCGCGAATCGCGGATCGCGTCTCTGAATCACTCGTCGAGCCTGCCGTGAGAAGTTCGCGGCAGGCTTTTTCACAATCTTCGGAAATTTCCAAGTTTCCCCTCTTTACAAATCGAAATCCCTCCCCCCTAATAACCCCCCACCCGAGCAAAGCGAAACAGATACGCACTCGGTGTTCCGGCTCGACTCCTTGCGTGTAACTCCTTCTCTCTTCTCTTCTGTGAACCGGAAGCGGAGTACGTCGGACGTGATTCACGAGATAGGCCGCGAAACTCTGGAAGGATCCAGAGAAAGAGAGACACAATGAAATCGAAATCGAACGGAATGACGCGCGAGGAACTCGCCGGATTTACTGCGCGAGCGAACAAGTATTTCAAAGGCGAAACCGATCGCGAACTCTGGTCGCTCGCGCTTCCGCGCATCGCGGAGGAATCCGCCGAAGTGGCGATGGCCGCGCTTGAGAACTACTCGATTCAATGGGGAGGGCCGCGAGCGCGTTTCCTCCCTGCGAAGTTCTTCGAGTTCCTTGCCGACGTGAAAGTTCGCCGTCTCGAACTGACGCAGCGCGAGGCTCGCGAGCGTGAAGCGCGGATGCGCTCGATCGCGGCGAGTCGAGACGCGGCAGTTTGTGAGGCCGACTGGCTCTCGCGACGGCGCGAGATCGAGACTGCGAATCCGCTCGAAGTCGGAGAAGCGGTCGACTACCTTCGATCGCTCGGGTGGGGGAATCCGCCGGAAGCATTTGGTGCATGGAGCCGACCGTGGATTCTCGCCGTCTCGGATCTCGTCTGCCGGAGGACGCTGGCCGGATACGATCGGGATCGGCAGGGATTCGAGGATCGCGACCGGAATCCGCTCCGGCCAGTCTCGGCGGCGACTTTCTACCGTGAGGCCGGAAAGGCCGCAGGACGGCTCTCCTAGGCGTTTGTCCCGTCCGGAGGCCTTCCGAGGCCTGTCGCACTCCGATGCCCGTACGGGCCATTTCCCGCTCTCTGGATATACAGAGTCCCGATAACCTAGAATCTTGAGGAAATTTCGGAAATGCTCAAGCGATTTGCTTGCGCGAGCCGAAATCTCTGTATACTCATCGCATCGAGGCACGGAGCCTCGAACACAAAGGAGACACAAATGTTCAGCAATTCAGCCGATGAAATCGAGTTCGTTCGCGAAATCCTCCTCTCGAATCTTTGCAAGGTCGTTTCCGATTCTCGCCTGTCTGAATTCAAGTCTTTCACACTCGAAGGCACATTTAGAAATCCGGAATCAGTCACTCTCTATTCGGATCGCAATCCTGATCTTTTCGATGATGGTTTGCTGATTCGCTTCACTCGCTGAACGACTCGGATCGGAGGAGCCTCTTCGGAGGCTCCTCGAATCTGAGCCGTGAGCCAGACTCGCGAATGGATCGCGAGGAACAAAGGAGACACAAATGAGCGCATACATCGTTCCCGCAGAAACCATTCACGTCCTCGCCGCTTGGGCAAGCGTTTCGGAATCGCCTTTTGGTCTCAAGATGGCGAACGAAGCAAAGGCTCGCGAGGCCTGCCGCGTCCTCTTCGCGGAGAACGCGCGATCGGTCGGACATCGCTACTCCGAGACTCCGGCTGAAGTCTCGCCGGAGTTTCTGAACGCTGACTTCTCCTCGATCATCCAGAAGTATCGACCGGAACTTTGCCTCGCCGCTGCTCGCGGATATGAGTATCAAGCCTGCGAATGCAGCGACTACGAGACGACCGCCGCCGCGCATCTCGTCTCTCGCGCGATCAAGAACGCGAGCGAGCGTCTCTGCGAGATCGCCGGAATCGGATGCTGGACGGTCGGCGCGGATGAAATGGCACAAGCGAAGAAGTGAACGACTCGGATCGGAGAGGCCTCGCGAGAGGCCTCTCGAATCCGCGCCGTAGGCCGGAGCCTCGCACGGAGCGAGGAGCAGACAAGGAGACAGCCATGCAAGAAGAAACCGACATTAAAGAACTGACCGACCTCGAACTCGATCTCGCGATCTACGCGATCAACGAACTCGTGCGCGAGCCTTACATTTGCCCGTATGGCGAGCATGCATGGCTCGATAAGCATTGTTCAGGATCGTGGATTCAGGAACTCGAACAGACTTCTTCGATCGAGATTCCTGCGTACTACACGCGAACTAAGCGTCCCGAGCAGATCAAGCGCGAATCGCTCACGATCGGAGGCATGCGGTGAGCGATACAAAAACCGAACTCGATCAGATTCTTCGATTGATTGAAAGCGAGACACAATCTCTCGCGAACTACGGAGGGAAGCCGTTCCATACGATCGGAAACGCGAGCGAACAAGCCGAACGGATACACGGCATGATTGACGTTTTCTCGATCATTCGGAACGGAACCAGATTCTCCGACGAATCCGATTCGCTGCGGATAAACGTCACCGATGCGATCCGAGACGCTTTCGGAAGATTGACGGGAGTATTTCGATGAGCGATCGACTTCAGAACACAATCGGCTCAGTTTGGGAAGACGTGCAAGATCTCGACTGGAGCGGATTCTTTCCGCTCTTCCAAGTGCGCCGCGCCGAACTGCTCGTCGTCGGATTGATCGAGGCCGATCACGAAGATCTTTCCGATCTCGTGCCGATCGCATATCGAAACGGCGAAGCCTGCGCTTGCCTCGCCGGAGATCAAGATGGATTCATGCTCGCGAGCGAATATCGCCTCTTCTTCGATCAGCAGACGGGAGGCGAGCAATGAAAGATCTCATCGTCTGTCTCGCGTTCCTTTGGTACGTCGCGATCCTCGTTGGCATCGTGATGATTGAATATCGACTCTCGCGAATCGCGAAGCGCATCGATGAAATCGAGCGCGAAGACAGAAAGCGAGGTATTCGATGACCTCGTTCCTCCTCTCTACTCTCCTCCTCATCGCTCCACCGAAAGGCACGGACACGCGAGCGATCCTCGATGCGATTCGCACCGTCGAGACTGGCGGCGAGGCCGATCCTGATCGAGCCATCGGCGACAAAGGCAAGGCTCTCGGCGCGTATCAAATCCATCGAGGCTACTGGCTCGATGCGACGGAGAAAGATCCTGCGCTTCGCGCTCTCGGATACGAGAGCGTGACGGATCGAGCCATCGCCGAGCGCGTCGTCCTCGCGTATCTCACGCGATACGCGCCGGACTGGAAACTCGAAACCGTCGCGCGGATCCACAATGGAGGCCCAAAGGGCCATCGGAAAGAAAGTACACTTGACTACGCTCGCAGGGTGCGAGCAGCAATGGAGACACAATGAATCGAACCATCTATGACATCAGCGCGGATCTTGCCGCGCTCGAAACGATCCTCCATGAGAACGGAGGCGACGTATCAGATCCGCAGGCACAGGCCGCGCTCGCAGAGTGGGAACGCGAACTCGAAAGCGATCTCACAGGAAAGGTCGACCGATACTGCTCGCTCATCGCAGAACTTGAAGCGCGATCGGCAATGCGACAGGCAGAGGCCGAGCGTCTCGCGGATCTCGCGAAGGCCGACGACAAAGCAGCGCAAGGCCTGCGCGAGCGTCTGCGATTCATTTGGGAAACTCGAAATCTCCCGAAGATCGAAACGTCTCGCTTCCGAGTCGCACTCACGCGCAACGGCGGAAAGGCTCCGCTCGATCTCCGAGTCGGGCCGGAAGAGTTGCCAGAGTGGGCCATCGAACGGAAGACGATTGTGACGGCAAACAAGGACGCGATCCGCGCTCGGCTCGAAGCAGGCGAGAATCTGCCGTTCGCGAATCTCATGGAACGAGGAACGAGGATTTCGATCAAATGAATCGGCCCTATCTCTCGAAGCGAGTTCGCGAAGGCCTCGAATCGATTCTCTCGCGCTCGATCGCGACGACCGAGGAAGATCTCGTCGCGATGCAATGGATTCGCGGAATGCTCGATCGCGCTGCTATCATCGCCAGTCCGAAAGCGCAGGACGCGCCGTCTCCTCGGATGGGAGGGAGCAGCAATGCTCCCTCCCAAGGAGAGGAGGCCATCGTATGAAACAACCGATCGACAAACCGTCGCACTTTGGCCGCGTCATCCGGCAAGCCTACGAAGGCGATCGGATCTGGCTCATCGCCGAGAACGGCGAGGATCTCGGATTCCTCGAAATGAAGCGCGTACCGAAAGACTTGAAAATCACAGTCGCGCTTTGCTTTGATCGATCGATTCGCATCGAGCGCAGAGAGGAGGAGCGATGAGGCATGATCCGATGATGCGAGCCGGAAACGCTCCGCCGCCGGAAGGCTCGCTCTTCTCTCTCGGGATGCACAGAACCAACGATCGCGAGACTTCGATCGAGGCCGCGAAGCGAGCATCACCGCGAGCAGGAAGCGGACGCGCTCTCGCGCTCGAAGCATTGCGAAACAATCCAGACGGCCTCACGGACGAGGAACTCGCGAGCGTAACCAAACAATACATGAACTCAATCGGCAAACGCCGAACGGAACTCACACAGGCCGGATTCATCGAGGACAGCGGCATTCGGCGGATGTCGTCGAGAGGCTCGATGATGATCGTCTGGCGGATTAAGAAGGAGGCAACGACATGAAGGAATTCGAGCGCATCGAGAAGCGGTTCAAGGAACTTCGAAACTGGCTTCTCGAACTTCAATCGGAAGATCCTCACGCTGATCGAGACGACGAGCACGACTCGCACAATCTAGGCCTCATCGACTTGCATGAGATCAAACTTGCTTTCTTTGCTCTAGCGCAGGAGCGAGATCGACTCCGCGCCGAACGCGACGATGCGCGGCAAAGGCTTTGCAAGGTTGTCGGAGACAATCGCGATATGTGGGGCGAAGATGTCGCAAAGGAATACGGCTGGGACTGCTTCAAGGAGGCGACCGGATGACCGTCGTCAAACCGAAACCGTCGCATCCTTGGAACTCTCATATCTCGATCGAGACTCGCATCGCGCGAATCCGAGAAGAGATCGAGAAACTGCGCGAGGAGATCAAAGCGAAGACGGCGGACATCCGCGAACTTCAGGCGAGGAGGATGCAGAAGTGACGCACGAAGAATACATCGCGCAACTCGAAGCCATCAGCGAGGCGCAACTCCCTTCGGCTCAAACGATGGAATGCCAACTCGCGCTCTCTTTCGTTATGTATCTCCAGAAATTCGAGGCATACGAAACAAGAACGGCTCAAAGACTCATCCTCGACATTCTGGAGAAGAACAACGTCAGAATCGTTCGAGAAGTACCACCACATCCAGATGAGCCTTTGGCTTCCGTGTATCGCGTCAATCAAGAACTGAAGCGTCGCGGATGGATTCCAGAATCAAAGGAGGCCAAATGAGGACGCAAGCCACACTCTCCAGAGGACGAAACAGCGATGACATGGAAAGCAAAGAAGACATCGAAGGTCTCATCCTCCAACTTGCCGAACTCCGGCGGCGGAACTTCACGCTCGTCCGCGAAGCGAACGTCCTCCGGCGAGAAGTTCACGCATGGAGGAAATGGCGCGAGAACAACGACCCGAGCCTCTGGACGCACGTCGTCCGCGCTCGCCGCGCAACCGACGCGGCAGGCGCGTTCCGATGCGTCGATGACTCCTGATGGAATGACGATCCGGATCGTCCTTCCGCTTCCGGCAAGGCAACTCTCGCCAAATGCTCGCGTGTGTTGGCAGGCGAAGGCGCGAGCCGTCAAGCAGTACCGCTCGATCTCCTTCTTCGTCTCGCAGCGTTTCCCGAGCCGATGGAAGGCCGCCGAGGTTGAGTCGACGTTCTTCTTCCGCGATCGGCGACGGCGTGACCGGGACAATCTCCTCGCCTCGCTCAAGGCCGCATTCGACGGAATCGCCTCGGCAGGAATCGTCGACGACGACGCGAATCTCACGCATCTTCCCGTACGGCTCGAAGTCGACCGAGACGCGCCGAGAGTCGAGATCTCGATCAGGAGGACGGAATGAACGACGGACTAGATGAAATGCACAGCGATCGGCACGAGGGCTTCTGGCCGGATTTGAAAGAAATCCTCGCGGCCTTTACCCTCTGGCTCATTGTCATGCTCCTGCTATCGTTCTCCCTCGCAGGATGCCTCTCGTAACCAACTCCCGCGTCGATCCGCCTCTGGTCGATGCGTCTCCGGCTCGCCGTTCGCGCTGAACGGCGAGTCTCTTTTTGATCGTGCAACAAAAGGAGCGGACGCGAGTCGAAACGCGCCGATGCCGATCTTCGAAGCATGGCGGAAGGCACACAGAAGAACGTCCTCTCGACGGCGATCGGCATCGGCCAGATCGCGACGATGATCGTCGGATTCTCCGCGCTCATCTTCACGGTCGGCGCGAAATCCAAGGAACTTGAAGTCGCACGAACCGACATCGACAAACTCGCGGAGACGGTGCAGGATCTCGCGAAGGCGCAGGCCTCTGCGGCGGTGAATGACGCAAGCCACTCCCGAACACTCGAAGACATCCAACGGCGACTAGAATCGCTCGAAAGGCGGATCAAATGAGCAAGGCTTCATGGCGGACGACGACGACGGGCATCCTCGCGATCGTGGTCGCGATCGCAGGCGCGGCAAAGGCTGAGTTCGACGGCGATCCGGTCACGGTCGCAGACTGGGGCGCGGTCGCCGCCGCGATCATGGCAGGCATCGGCCTCATCCTCGCGCGAGACGCGAAGGTATCGTCACAGCAAGAAGGCATCCGATGATCGATTTGGAGCAGACGCTCGCCGTCGCGCTCGAATACAGAGAGAGGCTCGCTCGCGCGACTGACTCGCCGTCGCGACTCCGTGTCCTCTCCGATGCTCCGCTCTTCTCTCTGTGGCACGAAGTGCGAAACGAACTCAAGACGGCGGCGGATGAGATCGAATCGCTTCGCGCTCGCATCCGCGCTCTGGAAGGTGAAGATGCTTGAGTTCATCACGTCACTCATCGTCGCGATCCTCCTCTGGATCGAGAAGCGATTCGACAAAGGAAAGAATGCAACCGATGGTCAAGAAGATCCTGATTCTCTCACTCGTGCAGGCAAGCGTATTTCTGACGGCCTGCGGCCCAAGGACGGTACTCGTCCGTGAGTCGTCGCCGATTCGAATCGGGCCGGAGGTGAAAGGCCATGTCTACATTCGCGAGAATGGCGAGTGGACACTCTCCGCGAATCGCGTCGAGATCCCCGAAGGCTACTATCTCGTTCCTCCTTCCTATGTCGACGAATAAAGCGAAGTCGCGCATTCAGCCTCCGCTCTCGATCGAGGGCGAGATGAATGTCCCTTGGATGACGACGGGACAAGTCGCTGCACGTCTCGGAGTTTCGATGAGAACCGTCTCGAAGTGGATCGACAACGGAATCCTTCGAGGGATTCGAATCCCGTTCTCGAAGGATCGCCGAGTTCATCCGCAGGCTCTCGTCGAGTTTGAGAAGTTGCACGGATTCGATCGAGCGCGAGGCAAGCAATGAATCGAATCATTCCGATCGAGCCAGATCACGACGACCCTCGCGCGTTCATCGTGCAGGCTTCAGATATGGCCGTCGTCTCGCCTTTCGCGTCGGCGACTTCTGGAACCGGAGCCTCCGTCGCTTTCACTTCCGTCCTCGGCGCGATCGGCGCAGTCTCGGGCAGATACGGAATTGCATCGCTCGCGACCGGAACGACGACGACAGGACGCGCACAAATCCAGACTTCGGTCATCGACCAGATCCTCTTCGGATTCGGTCGGATCTCGATGTCTGCGATGATCCTCACGCCGTCCTCTCTCTCGGATGGCACGAATCGCTACGGCCTCAAGATCGGATTCGGCAATCAGACGACGCTCATCACGGAAGCCTGCGGAGGAGTTTTTCGATATCGAGACAACATCAACTCCGGCAAGTGGGAAGTCTACGTCGTCGACTCTTCGTCGACTTTGACGCAGGTAGATACGGGAGTGACGGTCGCCGCGTCGACGTGGTATCGACTTGAGATCATCATCAATCCGGCGGCCTCGATCTCAGAGTTCTTTATCAACGGCGTGAGAGTCGCGACCGTGACCGCGAATCTTCAGAGCGGAACGTCGATCACCGCAGGACTTCTCGCGATGATAATCAAATCGCTCGGGACGACATCGAGAACTTTCTATATCGACAGCCTCGAATTCAGACAGGAAGTGAATCGATGAACTTCGCGCAACTGGATTCTCGAAACGTGGTCATCTCTCTCGTCGTCGCGGATCAGAGGCCGGATGGATGCGTTCCGAACGATGGCTCGGCGCAAGTCGGCCTCATCTATGATCTCGGCACGTTTCGATACCCTCGATGGACGGCCTTCGAGTTCATTCAGCGATTCACCGAGTCGGAACTTGAGATCGTTCGAGGTCGCGCCGTTTCCGATCCGATCGTCTGGCGGTTCTTGACCTTCGCGCAAGCAGCGCAGGAGATCGACGGCGGCGACTCGATGACGATCGCAGGCATGGACTATCTCGTCGCAGTCTCGATCTTGACGCAGGCTCGACGAGATGCGATCCTCGCCGCATAAAGGAGACATCATGGAGCAGAAAGAAGAAGAAGGAACGGTACTGCGAAACTTCTCGCAGGCAGGGCAGGATGTGTTCGTTTCGCTCACGCTCGATCGCAAGCAGAGCGGCCTCTTCGTCGACCTCGGCGCAGGACATCCGCAGACCTACTCCAACACATTCGGACTTGAGAAGTTCGCTGGATGGCGAGGCATCCTCGCCGACATCGAGACGGTCGATCAGTTGAAGGCCGAGCGCGATCCTCGGAATCTCTTCTACGGGAACGCGCTCGATCCGAAACTCATGGCCGACATCCTCACGCTCGCCGATGCGAATGAAGGAACGCTCGACTATCTCTCGCTTGATCTTGAACCGCCAGAGTCCACGCTCGCCGCGCTCTACGGCCTTCCGCTCGATCAAATGACGTTCGCGATCGCGACCGTCGAGCATGATCTCTATCGCGGAAAGCAGTCGATCAAGTTCGCGATCGAAGGGATCTTGCAAGGCTACGGATATCGCCGAGTCGCTGAGAACGTGCGGATGATCGCGAAGAACGACAGCGGGTATCTCCTTGTTCCGGTTGAAGACTGGTGGGTGCATCCTTCACTCGTCGACGTGCATCGCGCGAGCGAAATCGCGGCAGACGTACGCCGCGAGCAGGAGATCCGACTGCTTGAGATCATCGAGCGATTGAAGACGGAGGAAGCATGAAGACGGAACTCGTCAAGATCGACGCGCTTGTCTTCGATCCGGCAAACGCTCGCAAGCACGGAGAGAAGAATCTCGCCGCGATCAAGTCGAGCCTTCAGCGATTCGGACAGCAGAAACCGATCGTCGTCGACGCAAACGGAGTTGTCCGCGCAGGCAACGGAACGCTCGCCGCTGCAAAGGCTCTCGGATGGAAGGAGATCGCGATTGTTCGATCTCCTCTTTCGGGAAGCGAAGCGACGGCCTACGCGATCGCGGACAATCGAACGAGTGAACTCGCCGAGTGGGACGACGACGTTCTTTCGCAGACGCTCGCGGCACTTCAGATCGAGGATGAGGAACTTGCGCTCGCGAGCGGATTCGATGCGAAGGAGATCGACGCTCTACTCTCTCCCGATGAAGTGAAGGAGGACGAAGTCCCTGAGCCTCCAGTCGATCCGATCACGAAGAGCGGCGACCTCTGGATTCTTGGAGATCATCGCTTGCTCTGCGGAGACTCGACGAAGTCGGAGGATGTCGATCGATTGATGAACGGAGAGAAGGCTGGCATGGTTCACACTGATCCGCCATACGGGATATCTTATCAGTCGAATAGGCGAACCAAGTCAGCCGAGTTCGAGGTATTAGAAAACGACGACCGGGTGCTCACGGAATGGATTGAGCCAGCCATCCGAAGCAGCGAAGGTTGGGTATTCATCTGGACTACATGGAAAGTTTTGGAGCAGTGGTTTCCGGTCGTCAAGCCATTTGGAAACCTGAGCAATCTGGTTGTCTGGAGCAAGGGTGGCGGCGGTATCGGTGACCTTAAGAAAACCTTCTCCACCGACTATGAGATCGCGTTTGTATTCAATCGCGGAGCCGAGTTGCGCGGCAAGAGAATCGGCAGCGTCTGGTCGTTTGGGAAGGACGCCGCAGGCAACTACGAACACCCGACACAGAAGCCAGTTGCGTTGGCTTCTGAAGCAATCGCCAAGACCACAGTAAAATCCTGCACGGTCTACGATCCGTTCCTCGGATCAGGGACGACGCTCATCGCCGCAGAACAACTCGGTCGCAAGTGCTACGGAATGGAGATCTCTCCTCAATACTGCGACGTGATTGTAAAGCGATGGGAGAATTTCACAGGAAAGAAGGCCGTCCTTGCCACTCGGTAGACCTCGCGCCGAGATCGACTTGCGTCTCGTTCAATCGCTCGCGCGAATCGGATGCACTCATGCCGAGATCGCAACAATCTGCGGAGTTGCAGAGCCGACGATTCGTCGACGATGCCGCAAGGAAATCAACGCAGGCTATGACGAGATGCGGATGAGTCTGCGCCGTTGGCAATACGAGAAGGCAAAGGAAGGAAACGTCGCGATGCTGATCTGGCTTGGCAAGCAGCATCTCGGAAAGCGTGAGAAGATCGACGAGACGAGGCGCGAAGAGGTCGTCACGATCGAGCCGTTCGAGGCTCCGAAGCCTCGGCTCGCGGATAGCGCGTGAAGATTCGCGTTCCAACTCCAGAGTCGGTTCTTCATGCTTCGCAACTCGACGTATTCCGTCGACTGCGTCGATTCAACGTGCTTGAAATCGGTCGTCGTTGGGGAAAGACGAAATTCGAAGAGTTCGTAATTCTCAACGACGCGATCCGAGGAAGGCGGACGGCATGGTTCGCGCCTTCGTATAAGTACCTTGCCGAGCCAGTTCGCGATCTTGAACGCGCTCTCCTTCCGCTCATCTCGAAGCACGATCGAGTCGAGAAGCGCATCGAACTCTCGACCGGAGGCACGATCGACTTCTGGACGCTCGAAGACGCTGACGCAGGCCGAGGCCGTTTCTACGATCGAGTTGCGATCGACGAGGCCGGATTCGTCGTCGGCCTTCTCGACATCTGGCGAGCAGCGATTCGACCGACTCTCGCCGATCGCAAGGGAAGCGCGATCTTCGCCGGAACGCCAAAAGGGACTGGCGACTTCCATCGTCTCTTCCTTGAAGCGGAAGGAGACACGACCGGAACTTGGGCCGCGTTCCGAATCGGCTCCATGTCGAATCCGTTTCTCGATCCTGCGGAAGTCGAAGCCATGCGAGCGAGTCTGCCGAAGGCAATCGCCGATCAGGAACTCGAAGGCATTCCCGCAGAGGACGGAGGCAATCCGTTCGGCCTCGATGCGATCCGCGCTTGCATTGCGCCGATGTCGACGGCAACGCCAGAGGCTTGGGGAGTCGACCTCGCGAAGAGCCAAGACTGGACGGTCGCTGTCGGCCTCGATGCCGAGGGCCGCGTCTGTCGGCTCGAACGATGGCAGGCTCCTTGGAACGTCACGCACGAACGACTCGCGAAGATGATCGGCAACGCTCCGGCACAGATCGATTCGACCGGAGTCGGAGATCCGATCGTCGAAGATCTTCGCAAGGTCTGTCGAAGAACTGAAGGCTTCAAGTTCACAAGCCAGAGCAAGCAACAACTCATGGAAGGTCTTCAGATCGCGATCTCGACTGCGGACATCCGCTTTCCAGATGGTTGGCTTCGGAGTGAACTCGAATCGTTCGGCTTCCGATACTCAGGGAGAAACGTCTCCTATGAGGCGACAGTCGGACACGACGACGGAGTCTGCGCTCTCGCGCTTGCCGTTCTTGCGCGTCGAGCGCGAAGGCCTCTCATGGTGAAAGTCATCTGATGAATCTACTCGCACGAATCAAAGCGGCGTTCACTCCGGAGAAGTTCTTCAACTCCTCGATGACGATCCTGCGCGGCGAGCCTGCGAAGCGTTCACCGTTTGACTATCGCTCCGCCGTGAATGCGTACCGATCATGGATCTACGCGGCGGCGAATCTGAACGCCGTCGCTGTCGCGAGTCAGCCTCTTCGCTTGTACGTTCGGAATAAGAGTCAGTCGACGAAACTCTGGAACACTCGCAAAGCCTCGCGCCGCACGAAGTCATATCTCTTCGGCGATCTCGAACAGCGACCGAGCCGATACGCGCTCACGAAGGCCGCAGAGTACGGCGACGACTTCGAGGTCGTCGACGACGCGCATCCGATCCTCCAGTTGCTCTCGAAGGTCAATCCGTATCAAAACGGATTCGACGCGACAGTTCTCCGCGTTCTGTACGGCGAGTTGACGGGCAACGCGTACGTGCATCCAGTCATCGATCAGCGTCTCGGCGTTCCAGTGCAACTCTGGACAATGCCTTCGCAATTCGTCGAAGTCGTTCCCGGTCAGCAAGGCGAAGACTTCATCAAGGCATATCGCTACGGCGCGACCGAAGAGCAGAAGCGCGAGAACACATACGCGCCGGATGAAGTGATCCATTTCAAGCGACCGAATCCGGCGGATATGTACTACGGCATTGGAAAGGTCGAGGCCGCTTGGGGCGCGATCATGGCGAACGAAGCCATTCACGAGATGGATGTCGCGTTCTTCGCGAACAAGGCGCGGCCTGACTATCTCCTCGTCGTGAAGTCGCCTGCACACGACGACGAACTCGAACGGCTCGAAGTCTCGATCGACGAGAAACTTCGCGGATCGAAGCGCACCGGACGCTTCCTCACGACGACGGCAGATATCGACCTCAAGCCTCTCTCTTTCCCTCCGAAGGATCTCGCAGGACGCGAGCAGATCGTCGAAGAGATCGCCGCAGTCTTCGGCGTTCCCGTCTCGATGCTCAAGGCGAACGATCCGAATCTCGCGAGCGCGACGGTCGGATTCGCATCATGGAAGCAGACGACGATCCTTCCGCTGCTCCGCATGGATGAGGAGACGCTGAATCAGAATCTCCTCCCTCTCTTCAATATCGAAGAGGATGCCTTCCTCGCCTATGACAATCCGGTTTCCGAGGATGAGCGATTCGCCTTCGAGAAACTCCGCTCGATGGTCGCAGGCGGAATCATGACGGCGAACGAAGCGCGAATGCGCGAAGGCCTTGAGCCAGTCGAAGATCCGATGGCCGATGCGCTTCTCGTCAACGGACAGCCTCTCGGCGGCCCTGCGCCTGCCGCGCCTCTCGGAATGGCTTCGAGTGCGCCGGACGGCCTCACCGGGCCTCTGGATGCCTCAAATGAGATCGAGGAGCCTCCGATGCTCCCGACACAGCCAGAGCAGAAGGATGCGCTCTCGGATTGTGTCTCGGAGAAGATTCCGAAACTGATCGCGGAAGGCTATCCGCAGGATCAGGCAGTCGCGATCGCCTATTCGATGTGCGCCGAAGGGAAGACGCTCGACGAGATCGAGACGAAGGCAATCGGCGATATCGACACTCGGCCTCCGCAGTCGGTGGCCGACAATGCTCGCCGCGCTCTCGAAGTTCGCGCTCGCAAGCCAGAGAGCGAGCGCGGAATGACCGCAGTCGGCATCGCTCGTGCTCGCGACTTGATGAATCGAGTTCGCCTCTCTGAAGACACGATCCGCCGCATGGCTTCGTACTTCGAGCGTCACGAAGTCGACAAGCAAGGCTCCACTTGGGACGAGCAAGGTCGCGGATGGCAGGCATGGTACGGATGGGGAGGCGACGATGGATTCGCTTGGGCAAAGCGCAAGATCGAGGAGTTCGATCGCGAGCGCGAGCGCAACGCGGAGCGCAAGAAGAAATGTGCTTGCAGTTGCCGTCGTGGCTCCATTTCAGCCGCAGAGATGGAGCGGAAAGATTGCGGCACGGGCGCAGGAGGATTCCAAGAAGGGAATACTTGCGGACAGGAGGAGGGAGGATCGTCCGATTCGCAGACATCCGCTTCGAATCTTGCTTCTGACTTTTCAAATGCTACGGCATCAGAAGGCCGAATCAAGTTGAATGGAACGATTGAAGAAGTAAGACGCACCGCTGAAAAAATCATTTCTAAATGGCAGGGTGATTCTCTTTCACCTGAAAAATCTCTTGAACTTGCACAGCAAGTAAAAGACTCGGGAATCGCAACGCAAGAATACATGGATGCTTCTGCTTCTTACACGCTGACAGATGGCGACGACATTCTTGCTGCACAGGCATCAAGAAGAAAAGGAGAAACATTTCAGGATCGAGAGTTCAGACTCTTGAGGTCGCTGAGAGACGGAAATCTCAACAGTTCATTGCGTGGATTGTCAGACGATGTTTTGATGAGAAGAGCGGCGCAGAGAGCGAAGATTGTTGAGCAGTTGTCTGCCAAAGTTATAAATCAGGCACAATCGGATCTACCCAAAGAAATGACTGTGTTTCGAGGGATGTCTGCTCTTTCAGACGATTCGAAAGAGTTCCTGCAAAATGTGAAAGTAGGTCAGTCGATAGAAACTGGCATCATTTCAACTTCTGCGAATGCTTCCGTTGCGGGAAAGTACGCAGGCGATCTGATGAAAGACAAAGTGATTATGAAAATCACGACGAAGAAGGGGATCGTCGCGCAAGCCGATGATAGAAACAATGCACAAGAGGGCTATCTGCAAGAGATAGTTCTTGCGCCCAAAAGGCTCGTCGTGAAATCAGTCATAAGTCTTGATGCCGAGACAGACCCCCAAAAATTTGATCCATCTTCTGGATGGGGTGATCTCGAACTGCCTTCGGAAAGATCAAGGTCGACACTTATTGAACTGGAGGCTATCTATGAGTAGCAATCGCTTTTCACCGATCGACCTTTTTGATTCTGGGATTTTCATTCGATATGAAGAAGTTGATCGAGAAGTAAAAAACTGCGCCTGCGGATGCGGATCGTGCGAT